GCACCCCATACGTAAATACCACTTGTTCCATCTCCTGTTGAAGGGTAGTTGTTGTTAGTTGCAGTAGGTACTGTGTTGTGTGGTCGTATTCCTATAAATCTACTTGAACCAATATCATCTGTCGTTACAACAATCAATTTGTACCAACCATTCCCGTAATCAATCATTTCTTTAGAAACGTTTGTGTATTGAGCTGAAGCGTTAAATTCACTTAAAATTATACCTTGTTCTAAATCAAAATGAAAACCATTAGAAGAAGTTGAACCAAAACCTATTGTACCGTATCTATATTCGCCTTTTTTAGCAAAAATTGAAAATGCGTATTGAGTAGATGCTGTTGTGCTAATTTCACGAAACAATCCACCATTTATGTTGTTAGTTCCACTATCTAATATAACCTTGTCTGCATTAGTGCTTCCGTTAGGGGAAACTAATTGATTTGGCGTAACAGATAGATTGTTTTTAGTCCAATAGGAATTGTCAAATTCTTCTGACCTTTCAAACAAATTAGTACTCTGTGGCTCTAATAACCAACTACCAAAACCACTTGTGTAATCTATTCTTGGTATACCACTTGCAACTTCTTCTATAACTCCTTGCTCGTTTACTCTTGTAGCAATAGATGCTCTTGTAAAGTCAAAGTCGGCTGTGTCTAATTCAGTAAAAGATATTTCAGATAAACTCCCGTTAAAATCACTTGTTAGAAACTGAAAATTAGGAAAGTTAGCATCTGAATTAGCTTGAAAACTTATTATGTTACCCTCTATTAAGTCGTTGTTAAAATAATCAGCAAAAGTAGAACCACCTCCAAATTTATAACCTAAACTACCACTTGTGTAGGACAACACCTTAAATGTAATAAGATAGGTTTTTTGTCTCAAAAATCTATCATCAATAAAACGTGATTCACCACTTGCAGGACTTGCAGACAAAACAGAACCATTCCAACTCCATCCGTTTTGATTATTAAAACTTACATTTAGATTAGTGTTTGTAGAAGGAATTACGCTATTTATACTGCCATTGTCGTAAGCAGTAGGAGTTAAGACAATACTTGCCTTGTTAGGTATATCCCTTAATATCTCGTCTGTGCCATTAGAGTTTTCGTAATTATCAGAACGCTTATACAGTTCGTTTGTTGCATCAGCATCAAAATAAATGTTACCCCAACCTTCAGGTTTGGGGTTTCCCCACTCGCTTCTGTGATATATTTCGTTTGGCATTTATATACTTTTTTAATTTAACAACATCTTCTTTTTTTGGTTTATATATTCTCATAAAACCCACCCATTAAATAAACTGTCTTTGTCAGGATATACATCGTCATCTGAGTTGTCTTCATACTCAGGGTATAAGTTGTTATTAAAACTCATATGGTCTATAAACCTTGTTGTGTAATACTCTGCTAAGTTTCTTTCCTTTTGTACTAAAAAATCTACTTCATCTTTTGTAGGTGTTTCTCCGTTCTCGCTTGTGTGCTTAAACAATCCACCATTTTTTAACTGATAAGCTGAGTAAGGTAAATACTCTACCATAGCAAAATGTATAAGCATAGGAGCAAGATACTCATCTACTAAGGTTTGATAATCCCCTGTTAGTGTACCTGCAATAATATCAGCTTGTAATTTTTCATAAAGTTTGCTACCTGTGTAGTTTCTTATGTGTATTTCTTGGGCTATTTTAATAAACTGTATAAATTTATTAGTATCTACATTCCCGTCAATGATACTGTTTTTTACAAGGTCTGTTCTGTTTATAAATAATGCAGTAGCCATATGTTAGTTTTTAAATCCCATTTTATTCCAATAAGCTGCCGTGTAGCCTTGTCTTGGCATATCCTTTGGTGCAACAGGTACTTTCTGTGCGTTTGTTTCAGGCTTAAATCCTTGACTTTTAGCTTCTGTTGTACTAATTACATTCCCTAGACTTTTAGAGCCTTCCTTGCGTGCGTAAATACGTCTAAACCATTTATGATTACATCTTGCACCACCTTTGTAAAGCCATACAGAATAAGTATCAGCACCACCCTTACCGAAACCTTTATTAACTACTTTGTCAGTCATAGCGTTAATATCTTCTTTACGATATACCTTTTTAGCACTTACCATTTTTTTGCAAAACTTCCTACTTGTGTCTTTAGTCTTTGCAGGGTTGTACATATATCTAACTAAGTATGTTTTATCTTCTTGACCTTTTTGTTTACTCTTACCATCTTGTTTGCTTTTACTATATGGCTTTGCGCTTCCTGTACTAGCTAACTCGGTTTGTTCGTTTAACTCTTTTATTTTTTGGTCAAACTCATCCTCATTGTCATAGTCTACTTCAATTTCGTCTATTAGGTCAAAGTCCTTTAAAATGTCTTCTTCGTCTTCGCCTAAGTCTATAAGTGCATCCGCAATCTCTGTATCTACAAACTTGTCTATATCACTTGCTAACTTTACACCTGTTTCTTCTTCTTGTGTTTCGTCATCTACAAGGTCATTGTCTATTTCTGTAAACTCTAAAGGTTGTAATGTCTTAAAGTATAAGTTAAGCGAAATACCATTATACGCAAGTATTGTATCAAAGGCATCTATAAGTAAGTTTTGGAATGGTCTAATAACCGTGTTATCCATTAGTATAGAAGCTGTCTTTAACTCGTCAGCGTTGTTTCCAAGCCCTGTGTTGTCTTTAATTCCTAAAAGCATAGGACTAACTACCCTGTGTGCTACAAGTATCTTACGGCTGCTCTCATCGCTTAAAAACTGATATTGGTTGTGTGCATCACTAAGTTGTACAGGGTCTATTGTAGCTGCCGTTTCGGGGCTGTCATTAAAACTTAAAATAAACTTACCTGCATTACTTGAACCGCTAAACTTATCATAGATACGTCTTTCTATCATTTCTCGTTCCTCAGCCGATGGTGTACCACTATTAAAGTTGATAAGCATTGACGGACTAAGACCTGACTGAATGTTATTTATATGGAAGTTAGATATTTCTTCTTCTAAGTCTGCATATTGTAAACCACCCTGATAGTCAGGAGTAGCGTAGTATTTATATCCTGCCCTGTATGGCTTAACGTAAACTATCTCAATAGCTTCATTGCTCATACCAAAAGCAGGTATTCTTTTTACTTGGTTAATACGGTTGTATTTAGCCCAATCACTTGAATAGTAATATGCTTCTATTTCGCCCTTATCGTTGCATTTCTCGGCTGCTAATTGTTCAACAGGTATATGCTCAACCCTTGCTATTTTTTTACGGTCTTTTGAGTATATTACTTGCATTGAACATTGACCAAATAGTTTAAGGTCGCTACATAGTTTTTTAACACAATCCTTATGTAGTAGTGTAATAGCTTGTGCGTATGCCTCAGGCTTTCTTTGACTATCAGTAGCATCTAAACCTTTGCCGTATATCATTGCGCTTAAAGCGTTTATAATAGCGTTATTAGTAGGGCTACCATTATAGCGGTCTATTAGGTACTGAAAGTATGAGTTTTTATCTCCGTATGTTACAAAAGCCTTATTCTTCTTTTCTTCAATAGTAGGGCTAACATAATTCGATAAACTTAATGCGTGTATCATAATACTATATAATCGTTATCGTGTGTATCGTTTGTTTCGTAAACGTCTTTATTTACATCGTACTCACTCTGTTGTGTTGTTTGGTTAGTGCAAAACAATTTATCTCTATAAGCTAAAGTGCCATCTGTTTTAGTTATTTCTAAGGTGTAAAAATGCCCTTCCCTAAAAGGTGCAACATTACCAGTAAAAGTCATAGACGTACCCATAAAATTTTTATCAGTAGAAACCCCTGTTTCACGCTGTACAGTTTCGCTTTTACCTGTCTGCTCATCTACTATCTTGTAATTTAAATCTAAATTAGTAAACGGATAATCAATTCTCGGTATAAACTTAAATGTTTGCGTTTGTGAAACTGATACAATCTTCATATAAGTATAACGTACAAATATTAATATTTACTATAAGGCAAAAAAAAACCCCACCAAATGGCAGGGCTTTATGTTTAATCAATTACCTACTAAGCATCAGGGTCAATAGGAGATGTTGAACTTACATCAGGAACAGTTGAGAAAAACGGTGG